AATGGTATAACTTTAAACCAAGTAACCGAGGTGCAAAACGGAGAATGTAATGTATCTGGTTGTTGGGGAGGCAGCGGAGCTGCGGATCAATTTACTATAAATATTAATATTAAAGATAGCTCTGGTAATGTTATTGCAACCATGCAATCTACTAGAACAGATGTAACGGGTATCAACGGAGCTAATTTTACTGATACTCTTATCTATACGGGTACTGGTTCAAACGTAGGTAACACTACTATTTCTGCCATAGATGCAAATGCTCCAGCAAATCTTGGTGGGCCAAACATAGACAACATATCATTAACCATGACTTATAATAATGTTGTTTTACAAGTAGAGACTAAACAAGCATTACAAGAATTTGAAGAACAAGTTTTATTTGAAGAAGAAGAACAATTTTTTACTAAAGAATTTGTAGAAATATTTACTGAAAAAATAGAAACAATTGCAGCTGCTCCATTACCACAAGAAGAAAAAGCCGTAGAGATAACAGCTGCTGTATTAGAGTTTGAAGAAAAAACAGAAACTAAAGTAACTAAAGCAGAGATACAAACAGCTTCTTTTTTACCTCCACCAACTACAATGATGGAAGAAAAAGAAGAAGAAAAACCAGCTGAAATAGCAATGGCTATTATAGAAGAAACTGAAAAGGAGACTACAAATGTACGGGAAGAAAAAACCAGCGAAAGTAAAGCCGAAGAAACCAAAACAGAAACCGAAGAAAAGGTAACTGCTAAAGCAGAAACTAAAACTAATAAAACTAATACTAAAGTAAGTAAATTAGAAGCGTCTATGGATAAGGTAGATGCAGTAGTTAAAGATGCTGCTAAAAATTTAGAAGTTAAAAGTATTATAAAGCTAGATGCTATGCAAAGTGATAGCTCTATTAACCTGGCTGTCTATAACAACCAGGCGTTTTATAAGAGTAAAGATATATATCTTAATCAAGTTATGATGTTTGATAACAGAGACATCTATAACAATGTAACCTTGGTTAATTACATTAGTAATGATCCAATAAACATTAAAGAAAATATCTTACACGACATCAATAAAAGAAAAGAAGAACTATTAATAGAAATAGAGGTACTTAAAAATGGATAGTATTAAAAAGAACTTAACTAACATAGTTGTCATCATTGGTTTAATTGGTTCCATTGGAGCTGGTTTTACAAAGTATGGAGAACTGACTACTAGATTATCTGAAATAGAAGGTAGATCTTCTACTGACTATTCTGCTGAAATAGCAGTATTAGAAGAAAAGGTTGCAAAATTATCAGATGATATAGAAGGCGCAACGGGTCATGGCCATACTAAAATATTGATAAACGAGAAACAAATTGAATTATTAAAGGTTAAAATAGACGAAATCAAAGCGTCTGCTTCTAACCCGCTTGGTGGATAATCTGGTCTGGGTGGCTGGATTTGAACCAGCGATCCCTAGCTCCCAAAGCTAGTGCGTTACCAGGCTACGCTACACCCAGACTTCTATTTTTTCGAGACTTGTATCAGAGAGTTATCGGGGAGTAAATGATGTATCAACGTGATAACAGCTAGGAAAAACAAGCCTTATTTTATAACCTTTTTGGTAAATAAAATTTGTCTAATCGTGGTTGTAAGTGTTATATAACAACGATAATTTACAAAATGATTGGTAGGTTCGAATATTACCAATAGTCATTGGCACACAACAATTTTAAACCATCAGAGAGTAAACAAGAGAGTAAACCAAAGATGTTTGCTATTTTTTTTGTATTTTTTGAGGGGAAAAAGTAACGAGGGAGTTGCTAGCTCCCTCAATTATTTACGCAATTTTATTTATTGGAGCAGCAAGTGGCAGCTCTTTATCTTGGAATGTATTCTCGCCAGCTAGCTCTCGGTTTAATTTAGGCATTAGAGGCGCATAGAGACGTTGTAGCTTGCGTTCTTCCATAATGTTAGCTTCTATATCACGAAACTTTTTAGCCACCATATCTTGCTTAAATAAAGGTATCTGTTGCAGCACCAGTTCTGGATCTCCATTGTATAATAAGTTAATATCCCAACCTTCAGTTTTAGCTAATAAAAATAGCCGATCAGAGCCAATTCCATTTTGAGCTTTTTCGTATTTCTGAATTTGTTGATGTGTAAGATTTAACGATTTAGAAATTTTAGCTTGTGTCTTACCGCTAATAGTTCTTAAAACAAACATCATTTTTGCTATTCGTTCCTTCTCTTGTAGTGCTGGCATTTATCATCCTTTAGTTATTTGATTAATAGCAGCTTTTCTTTGTTTCTCATTCAAATTCAAATCTCTGATGTAATTAGCTTGTCTAATATCTTTAGAGTTACCAAATCTATTATCCATTTGCTTATCAGTTAAAATTTTAAGTTCTTCCATACGAGATATGCTCCACTTTCTAAAAGGAGACATCCCATTTGGCCAATGGATCCCTAATCTTTTAGCAGAAACTTTAACTCTTTTTCTAGCTCCGTGGATAGGTACATTAAACACTCTCTTAAATGTTCTCCGTTCCATTTTATTTATATCTGGATTATTAAAAGTTACGTTTCTATGTGTAATTGGAAACATCTGCGCCTTCATCCATATACTAAACAGCTCTAAACATTGATCGGATACTTCTACAAATCTACGTTGCGTCTTTACCTGGTAGGGTCTAAAGTTATTTTCTTCATTGATTGAGTGATCTAAAAACACACCACCAGCATTAAAATCTACATTCTCATAACAGATCCCAAGCAGCTCACTTAATCTGGCTCCAGTTTCAGCAGCACATTTGTACAAAGTTTTTAATTGTATATCTGGTTCTTTATTTACAACAGCTAACAGCTCTGGAGTAGTAGGCATCCATTTGATTTGAGTATTGTAATCTTTAAAATATTTTGGCCCGAATTTAAAATTAGCAATGGTATAGTCAATCTTCCATTGTCTGCTGGCACAAAAATTTACGAATTTTTTAAATTCTAGTACCGCAGCTCTAATAGTTACTCTACCAATGGTTTCAGTTTTTTTCTTATAGAAACCGAACCCATCTTTTTTAACCCATTGTAGAGCTTTGCTATTTTTAATACCAAGTAAAGTTACTTCTCTAAAATCTGATAGTAAGTAGTCTGCTAGATATTGCTTATTGATATGGGGTCTAACATGATTGTTAATGTATGCAATCTGCATATCTTTATATTTAGATGTTGTGTCTGGATCGCTATTAATAACTTTAAAGTATTCATCAAAAGCAAAATTAAAATCTATTTTTTGGTCGATGACATCTATTTTGTCTGAATTTTCTAGTTTAGATCTTAACGCTTCAGCTTTTCTTTTTTCATTCAAACCAAAAGTTTCTTTGTTTTGTTTTTTAGTTTTGCCGTTTACCTGGTAAACAACTTGAACGCATAGTTTTTTACCGCCAGCTCTGTCAACAGTAACAACTTGAACTTTCATATATTAAGCACCTCCATTATTTAATTTAGGAACAACATTTGTGAATTGGATTGTAGGTATTTGTGGATTATATTTTTTTAATAATTCTTTTTTTTCCCACATACTTTCTAACACATCATTTAATTGGTCACAGTAAATATCACTTTTAGTATTTAACAATTTACCATTTTTATTTTTAATAGTTATGTTGTAAAGATCTGAACCATTAAGAGTAATTCTAACAGTTCCATATTTTACAGCAGAAGTATTACTGATTGTAAATTGCAATCCATACAAACCTTTTTCATCTTCGTATGCTCCATAATTTCTAGCAGCAGCGCACATTAAAACTGTTGGGTGGATTTGTGATCTAATTGTATTAGCAACATTTAATAGATCTTGATTTGACATTAAGCAGCCTCCATTATTGATATTATTTTAATTGGATGTTTTTCTTTTTTGATTGATGCTTCAAGATCTTTTTTTAAAGTATCTTTATCTTTGGCTACCAAAGATCTAAAATATTGATTTTTATTAAAACCCCAAGTCATTTGGAATTTAACATTAAACTTTTTACCCATTAAGCAGCCTCCTTTAAATTTTCTCTGTATAATTGTGCATTAAATACTTCTCCAACAAAATGATGTTGCTTTAATTTTTTTAAATTCTTAAACCAAGCAACCATAACAGACAAATCATTATTCATTTTGTAAGTTGTAGTTTTTAATTTTAAGTGGATCTTGCCAACAAAGTTATAGTTATGAGATCCAGTAAAAAATTTACCAACAAAAGAATTTAACCATTTACCCTTGTCGGTATTGTTAGAGATCTTTGGTACTTTGTACTCGCAATCTTTTTTGTGATTGCTGTAACCAGTATTAAGATTTTTTTGAAATGTAACTATCAAGCAGCCTCCTTTTTTGGTTTATCCCACACAAGCAAAGTCTTACCAATAACTTTGGATGACTTGTTTTTTTGTGGAAGGATTTTTTGTGTAAAGTATTTCTCTAATGCAGAGTAGGTAGTGAACTTTTTTTTGTGAAAGTTTTTAACCATACAATATATATAGTTACCTATCTGGCAATAGTCAAGATATAGATTTGCCAATCTGGTAAGTTTATTAAGGCGTAGAAAGGGTATCCGAATTTAATCAGTTTAGAATAGTTATAAAGTAAAATATCTAGGCTTCTATTTTACTTAATTGGTCTTGCAGACTTATAACAGCAATCAATTTTGAATGAGCTGTTTTACTTATAGCCGCAATCCCTGGAGGATACATTCCCCCGTTTTTTGCTTTAAGTCTCGTTATCTTTGCGTTCAGAGACTTTCTTTCCTTCTCGATCTGACTTATTTGTTGTGTCAGATGTTGGTAATGATTTATCATTACTTACCTCTTTTATTCTAGCGAATTCAAAGCTAACAGTTTTACCATCAACTTCATATTTAGCTGCATCGCTAGGTATGGTTTGTTTTGCAGCATCAGAAACAGAATTAAAAACTTCACTTGCTGTAAAGTTTGCGCTTCCATTCCAGAATTTTTCAATCTTCTTGTTCATTTGGATAATCACGTTCTAAAATTATTTTTAAATAGTGGATTGCCTTTTTAATATCTTCAGATTTATTTTTATTTTGATGTCGGCACACTAATTTTACAACATTTCCTTCAGCAAACAAGAGTTTATTTTCACATATAAAATAGGCTGGAGATACTTTTAGATCTTTATAATGAGATCCTCCAACTTGTTCTTGCAAACATTCATAATTAAATTCTTTAAATATATCTGGGTGCGTCATTGCTTTATTATTTGAATGCTTCTTGCTTTGCCTGGTAATCTTTTTATCCATTTTCTATCTTCTAATTGGCTTACTCTTTTGTTAATTGAATTTTTTGATTTTAAACCTACCGCCATCTTCATTTCTTCGTAAGATGGCGATATGTTTTTCTTTGCAATATAGTTTTTAATAAACTTAAAAAGTTTAAGTTGCTTTGCAGTTAAA